TTTAGGCGTATGAGAGCGAGGAATGAGGCTGCTCAAAAGGCAGCTTCATTGACTCCAACTCTTGAAAAGCCAAAACCAAAACCAAAGCCCAAGAAGGTGAAACTAAATGGCGATAACACTTGATGCAACTGTTGGTGGTGCTAACGCAAACACCTATATAACTCTTGCTGATGCAAACTCATTTATTGAAGGCTTAGTCCTTAGTGATGACGCTGCTGCATGGGATGGCTCAAGCAACGACAATAAAAACCGTGCTTTATTCACGGCTGCACAAAGAATTGATCGTGAAAAGTTCCTGGGGGCTAGGGTAGATGATACCCAGGCATTAGAATGGCCGAGATCAGGAGTGAGAAAACCTGATACTTATACCAATCTTTATGGTTTATCTTTTCCCAATAGATTAGTTGCTGATTATTACACTGATACTGAAATTCCAGATCGTGTAAAAAATGCACAGGTTATTTTAGCTGTATATCTCAACAACAATAGGAACGGGCTAGAGTTGAGTGGTCTGGAAGATTTTGCGACAGTTAGTATCGGTAATATAAATGCAACCCCTAGATTTTATGGGGCAGTTGGTATTGATCGAATCCCACCGATAGTTGATCATTACCTGATGGGTATTAGAATAGGTGGAAGAGCAAACTTATCAATCAAGAGGTCTTAAAAATGAGCTACGGCTACCAATATCCAGCAGGGATAATTATTACAGATACAAATGCCCATACTGGCAGATTCGGTAAGGTGCATTGTTTAACAGATGCTGAAGCTACTTTTGTCGCTGAGAACTTAACAGAAAATGGTTCTTCAACTATCAACGGCATCACTATGAAAGCATCATCTGAAGTTGAAGGTGTCATTACAAGTATCACTCTTGCAAGTGGTCAAGTTATTGCATATTCATTATGAGTCTTGCCAACGCACTGAAAAAGGCAGCATCAAAAACTTTGAGCAAGCTTGGAGGTGATGTAACTATCAGACGAGTGACGGCTGGCAGTTATAACACAACCACTGGAGCTATCACAGAATCCACATCTGATACTACTGTTAAAGGTGCGTTAACAAATGTAAACAGATCTGAAGTAAATGATCTGATTGAATCACAGGATAAAAGATTGACAATATCAGCAGGGGATTTATCTTTTGTACCGACCACAAAAGACAGGGTTGTTATAAGCAGTGTTGAGTTTAAAATTATTCAAGTTGTGACGAATGAACAAAATAATACAGCAATAAGTTTTGATCTTATTTTGAGGTAACTATGGCAAGAGAAATAAATTTAACTGACATCGGAGATCATTTCGGTGAAAAAGTACAAACGGTTGTAAGGAAAGCGACATTAAAAGCAACAAAAGATATAAAAGAATTTACACCTGTTTTTTCTTTAGACAACTATCCTGATCTAGATTCTATACCCAACTTTTTTACATTACCAAATGGTCAAGTAGTTCCATTTAAAAAAGCTTTGTTAGACCGTGGAACTGGCGGTCAGCTTCGTGAGTCATGGCAAACAAAAATTGGTAAATTTCAAGGAGAAGTATTTACAAATGTGGAATATGCAGAACCTGTTGCTTATGGAACAAACTTGCCTCCAAGCTGGGGTGGAAGATACAGAACTCGTCAAAACACAATCAAAGGTTATCCAGAACTTGTTGCAAAACAACTGGAACGATTTATTGCAGATGAATTTAGGGGATCATAATGGCAGCAATTGATTTAAACACCGTCAGATCAACGATTGAAGGAAGACTTGCCACAGAACTTGCATCAAGTCCAGCGATACCTGTTGTATTTAACAACATGGCTTTTGATTCCACAACAGAAGATACTTTTGTTCAATGTCAGACAAGTTTTGGTTCTGGAAGCTATTTGACTATGGGTGGATCTGCAAACTCAACAAACAGTGTTGTTGGGTTACTTTTGATTAATATATTTACAGAAGAAGGAATAGGCTCAGGGTCAAATTATGTGATTGGCAAAAGATTGCGTGACCTTTACAATAATATTACAGTTTCAAATGTTATTTTTGATTCACCTATCGGTCCTGAAGTATTAACATCAAGTCCAGAAGGTAAGTTTCAAACACAAATCAGAATAACTTTTGAAATATTTGAGGATCTTTAATTATGCCAAAACTTGAAATTACTGAAGAAATGCTTGACGCTATCGAAGTTGTCAAAGGTGTAAGAGATTCGAGAATGTGGGATCCTAATTGCAAAAGATATATGGAGAATCAAGAAAATTCAAAAAAAGATGTAAAAAAGACTGAAAAGGGTTAATATATTTATAAATCTT